TCAGCCGTTCGTGACAAGTCGCGCGCGCCGGTCCCTGTTCGCGTCCCCTTTTCGATCGGGGCTCGGTTCGGGGTCGTCATTGGCGCCCGCGACCAGGCGGTCGAAGGCCGCGAGGTCGATCAAGCGCCGTCCGAGGACCTTCGACGACGGCACCAGCCGGTGCCGGATCAGCCGGTTGATGGTCGAGCGCGACATGCCGTACCGCTCTGCCGCCTCGCCGACCGAGATCGTCTTGCGCTCGATCATGGGGCCTCCTCTCGCTTGTTGAGCGACTCGACGATGGCATCGAGGCTGCCGACCTCGTTGCCATCGACATAATAGCCGCGCTTCCGCTGCACCTTGGAGCGCGGGCCACGCGGTCCGACGTCGGTGATCGCGACGCCTGGGAACGCCGGCGACCGTCGCACGTGCATCCAATGGTCGGACGCGTCGAGGAACATCACCCGCCACGGCCCCGCCTTGAGGGCGTCGATCGTCACCACCTTGGGCAGTGTCGCGGTGCTCATTTGCCGAGTTCCCTTCGGATGACCGCCAGCAGGTCCTCCTTGATGATGCCGGCCCAGGTAGAGGCCGCGGCGTCGGCATTGAGCAGCATGGCGGGATTGAGAACCGCGTGCTGCTTCCACGAGCCGCCGAACTGCAGGTGGACGAACGCCCCTCCCCTGCCCGCCCAGCCGATCTTGTTCGGCACCGCTTCGTTCGACGGCCCGGCACCGGCTGCGTAACGCTCGAGCCCGGTGACGGCAGCGTCTGCCAGCCGCTGCCGGCGCTCGGCCTCGATGGCACTGATGTTCTTCGTCTCGAGCAGCGTGGCATTCTGCCGGCGCACCCAGGCCGCGTGATCGCGGCACTGGGCTATGACGTCGGCGATCTCCGGTTCGCCGGCTCCGGTCCTGGCGCTCATGCCCGTACCCTCGATCGGCGCGCCGTCGACGGCGCGGGCGCCTCGGGCTCGCTCGACTGCTCGGCCGCCGCCATCTTGCCGCGCGAGCGGGCGGGCTTCTCCGGCTTCATCGGAACGTCGAGCACGTAGGCCGGGTGTCGCAGCTGCGGTGGCAGCCAGCCGCATGCCGCCGCCTGCTCGGCCGCCCACTGGGCGAGGTCGGCTTTTTTCAGTGTCTCGATCGAATTGCCGCTCAGCAGCGCGGACTTGTAGCCAGCGTCGTGCATCTCCTCGAGCGCGGCAATGGCGGTGTCCTTTCTCGACCGCCCGAAATAGTCCGCCGGATTGAACGCCGCCCGCATGGCCCGGAGATAGTCGGCACTGGGCAAGGCCGCGATCAGGTGGTCGTCGTGATCCGGCCGGCGCGTTCCTGGCTTCACCGTCAGCTGCAGAGACCCGGCCACGATGCCGGCGAGCTCGGCGAGCAGCGCGGGGCCGTTGGAGTTTAGGCGAGCCTTCAACTGCTGCGCAAACGTGCCGCCGCTGCCGGTATAGGTCGGCTGATGCGCGTCCTGGCTGACGAAGAGCTTCGCGGGCGTGCCGTAGCGTGGCCCGCCGAGGGCCGCGACCGCGACCGCCAGCGTCAGATCGGGATAGCGACCTAGCGCTTCGGCCGCGGCGGCCGTCTGCGCCTTGGTGATGTCCTCGAGCAGAACTTGGCTGACGGCGAACGGATCGGCCGCGGCCGGCCCGGTGTCAGCCTCGGACGCCGGCGCCGGGAGATCGCCGCCACGATCGTCCTCGTCGAATTCGTCGGCCTGCTCGTCTTGCCGGCGCTCGACGTAATCGCGTCGCAGCAGTCCCGCCTCGATGTGCACCTTGCCGTCCATGCCGATCGAGACGAGGCAGCCCGACCGCGCCCTCTGCTCGGCTGAGAACTCAGCTTCGGGAATGCTGTTGCCGTCGTAATCCTCGCCCAGGACGTGTTGGCAGTCCCAGTTGTTGAACCCGCACACTTCCTCGATCTCGGCCCAAGACCAGCCGCCGGCTTTGAGGCGATCGCAGTGGGCCTGCAGCTTGTCGCGCGCGAGGCGCTTAGCGAGGGGAACGTCGGCGACATACCGGGCCTCGTCGAAGAGGTCATCGTCAATCCGGCCGCCGGCCGCGAGATAGGCCGCCTCGCCTATGAACGCGATCTCGTCCGACTGGTCGACGCGCTCGCGCACCACCGACAGCTCGTTGCGAACGAGCCAGCCGTCGATCTGGCGCCCCCTGCCCAGCCGCTCGAGCGCGGCGGCCTGCTTCTCGGGGCTCGGCTCGATGGCAAAGGCGCGCGCCGCGTCGTCGTTCATGCGGCCCTTGCGCCAGGCCTCGCGCACTTCCGGCGCCAGCCGGCCGAGGGCGAGGTGCTGTTTGACGGTCCGTTCGGCGATGCCGAAGCGGGCCGCGATCCCGGCCGGCGTGACGCCGCCCTCGGCAATGCGCGCGAACACCTCGTGCTGGTCGACCGGGTGCATCGGCAGGCGCACCACGTTGGCCATCAGCGAGGTCTCGAGCGCCTCGGCGTCGTCCTCGTCGCGGACCAGCACCGGCACCGGCGTGTCGCGCTTGAGCTGCTTCTGGCGGATCAGCAGGGCGAGGGCCTGGTACCGCCTCCGGCCGTCGATGATCTCATAGCGTTGCGGACCCTTGGCCGAAGCCCCGGTGTCGGCCGGACGCACGGCCAGCGGCTGGATCAGCCCCTTGGCGGCGATCGAGGCGGCGAGCTCGTCGATGGCGTCCTTCTTGCCGGTGGTCCGCGCGTTGATCTCGTCGCTGGCGACGAGCTGGGCAAAGGTGATGGTCTGGATAGCGCTCATGCGTCCTCGTGCTCCCGTGCGAAGAGATCGTCCTGTGATGGTGGCGTGATCGCCGGTGCCGGCCCAAGGATCGACACCTCGGCGTCGGGCCAGACCTCGAGCAGGGCCTTGACCGCCGGATGGGCGAGCAGAGCCTGCTTCTCGTCCTCGGTCGGGATCGGCGGTGCGCCGGGCGGCGAGGCCAACAGGAAATGTGACAAGGCCCGTCGGCCTGCCGCGTGGTGGGAGATGAAGCGCAGCGTGCGCTCGGCGTCGCGCAGCGTCTCGATCTTTCGGTCGGCGGTGTCGGGCTTGATGCGACCACGGGTGATCCAGTCGGGATAGAGGCGCTCGCGCTGGCGCACCTCTCGGCCGACCTCGTCGGCCTGTTCGGCGACGGTGCTCATGGCGTCTTCCCCGGTGCTGGCGATAACACGATCGGCGGGGGCATCCACCAGCGCGGACGGCCCCAGGTGTTGAGCAGCATGGTCTCACGCGCGTTGGCGCCAACCCATTCGCCGCGCTTGGTGTCGAAGTAGGCGCTGGACGCGACGCCCTGGCAGACGATCACGATCTGGTCGCGCGGCGCGGTATCGATCGGCTGGCAGTCGATCATGTGCCGACCCCCGGGAACCGCATGACGTGGGCCGACTTGGCGGCACGCAGGCCGGCGTTGAGGCCGACGTCGATCGGCAGGCCAGAGGCGACGCTGCTGACGACCGCCGGCCAGTAGTCCGGTTCATAGCCGTCAACGATGATCTGGGCGGCGGCGCGCTTGAGAATGTCGAGCGCCTCGCCGGGGGCGACATCGCCGAGAAGGCCGAGAATGGCCTTTTCGGCGTCATGCATGCGGTTGGCGGTGGCGTCAGGCTGGGTCATGGCTGCTCTCGGTTAAGGCAAGGGGTGGCACCGGCGGCCAGCGGCCGTGCTCGATCAAGGTGCGCTGGGCCATGTCGGCCGATTGCGCGGCGTGGGCGCGCCCGGTGCGGCGGTAGTGGGTCAGCCACGCGGCATACTCGGGCGTGCCCCACGGGATGCGGACCAGGTCGAGGCCCGGATGCACGTCGATCTCGGGGCTTTCGGGTGGCCACTGGGAAGCCTGCACCAGTGGCAGCTTCGAGACCTGCAGCGCCGCAATCTGGCGGTAGCTCTCCCCGTTCGCCAGCCGCCAGCCGAGCCACGCGTGCCAACGCGGATCGCCTGCCGGGATGACGAACTGTCGTGGCGCTTCCGGTGCCGACGAAGCACCCGCGCTCGGCGTTGGCGCTTCGGGTGCCGACACAGCACCCGCTCTCTGCGTTGGCGCTTCAGGTGCCGATAAGGCACCCGCGCCCGGCACGATGCCTCTGAACGACAGCACGTGGCCGCGACCGGCGGTGTGCTCGTCGACCTGCAGCAGACCGGCCGCCTCGGCCTTGCGCACGTGCGTTTTGACGGAGGTGCGCGAGAGGTTTGCCTCGCGCATGAGCGTCTCGATCCGGACCTTGACGATCTCGAGGTCGCCGAGGTTCTGGGCGATCGTGTAACAGACGAGTTTCGTCGACGCGGCGACGTCGGCCACCTGGATCGCCGACCGCCAGGCGTCGGCATTGGGTGCCGGGGTTCCCCTCATGGGTTCCCCCCGATGGTCGCGAGGAAGGCGATCGCGATCAGTGCGGCGGCCATCTGGGCGCCGATGGCGAGGAACGCGGCGCCGGCGTGGTGGCGCTTGAGCGCGGGGCGCTTCATGCCGAGACCGCCCGTATGTTGCTGGCGGTCCAGGCGAGCCATGCCGTATCGATCTCGTTTCGGCTCTGGTTGATCAGGGCCGAGGCGATGCGGGCATAGAGCCAGTGCGTCTTCGGCATGAAGACGAGGTGCCCGCCCCGCGGGCTCGGTTCGCCGAGCCGATCGCACATGATGCCGGCGAGACGCCAGTCGTTGCCGTCGTCCTCGACGCCGATCAAGGCGACGCCGTCGATCGTGGCCACCGCGACGCCGCCGACCTCGATCTGGTAGCTGAATGGAAATTGCATGTGATCCGCCCCCGTCGGATGAAAAGGGCGAGCTGCGCTACCCCGCGAACAAGACCCGCCCCGCCAGCGTGTCACGTTGTGTCAGGCTGGTTTGCAGAGAATGATCGATTATTTTTGATTGGTCAACGATTCATCGAAAATATTTGATTCATCGCGCTGTCGGTTTGGCAGTTTCAAGTTGTGTGTATTGTGCGGGACTCGGTAAGGTGATTTTAGGACTTTGGGGCGAACATCGGCAGAAGCAAATGAGGGGCCGCGCGGCTGCGCGACCCCTCCAGTTTGCAACCGCGGCGGCGATGCCGCGGCAAGGACCGAGCGTCAGATCTCGATCACGTTTGCGCGGGCGGAGCTTTGCACCAGGCGGATTGCGGCGAGGCAATCCGACCTGTTCTTGTAGCCCTCACCGCTGTCGGCGATCTTGCGGGCATTACTCGTCATAAGGAACCACCGCCATTCGCCGGTTCGGTCTTTGTAGATGTAGTACGTCACTTGGGTCTCCCAATGGGACGGCTTTCGCCGTCCGTTAAACGCGACGCCAACCCACCCACAGGAACGCACACGATCGAGGCGCTCATGAAAGCCGATACCGAGAAATTCGGAACGCACGTGCTCGAGTACAGCTACGACGGCGCCGACTGGATCGTCGAGATCAAGGCGCGCAACGCGGACGACGCCGAAGCCCGTATCGCTCGTCTCGCCCATGCTAGATATCTAGGAGAGAGGCTGGGCACGGCTCCGACCGTTCTGGGACCCGGCGTGGCGATCATAACTTGGGCACGCAATCTTCTCGCCACATTGCTACCACGATTCGGTTAGGAAGGATTCGATTGGGCGGATACTTGACGTCGTGTCATCCAGAATGACAAGTCAGCGCGCGCCGCGGCGAACCCAGGCCACAGGCGCCGACCAGGATAGCGCCACGTCCTCAATGTCGTCGACCAGCGGGTTGTAGCTCTTCAAGTTGAAGCGTCCAGGTCGGGTCCCGCGCTTCAGGATCTTGACGAAGTGCCGATTGTCCGCGGTCCGCACCACGCAATCGAGCCCGATGCAGTTGTCGGCGTTCGGCCCGAACTGCCGGTAACAGATCAGAAAATCGCCATTGCGGTACACCGGGGACATGCTGTCACCGCGCACCTCGATGCCGATGGTGTCGTGTGCGCCAAGATCGAACTCGATCTTGTCCTCGGGGCCGGTGGCGTGGTCGATCGGCGTCCAGCCTTCGCCCGCCGAGACGAAACCGACGATGGGAATCGAGTTCGTCTGGCGGAATTCTCCTTCGAGCAGCTGCGCCGGGGAGACGCCCAATGCTGCGCAGATCGCAAGAAAATTGTCGATCGAGGGACTAGCCCCCTTTGACACGATGCTGTGCACGGTCGACGGGCTGAGGTTCGCTTTCAAAGATAGCGCCTTCATCGTGAGACCAGGGGTCTCATCAATAAGCCGTTTCAGGTGCGCTCGCCAGCTTTCGGACATGCTGGACGGCATAGCCTGCTACTGAGTCGCGCGACAGGGCTGCAAAGATCGTCGCTTGATTGATCAAAAATAATCGATCATAGTCCCGCCCCATGAGCAAATCACCCGACACGATTCCGCTGCTCGCCGAGATCGAGGCATTCCTCGAGGAGACCGGCATGGCAGCGACCACGTTCGGCCAGCTAGCTATTCGCGACTGGCAGCTCGTTCGGCGCCTTCGCAGCGGCGGCGACGTGACGACCCGCAAGGCCGAGGTGATCCGTGCCTTCATAGCGAGTCCTGAGGCTCGCAAGATCATCCCCAGGGAGCGCGCAGCATGACCGAAGCGCCGAGCTTCAACCACATTGGCGCGGTCGATGATCGCGTCCGCGTCCTCGAGCGGCGTGTGAGCCTACTCGAAGCGCGCTGCGACGAAACGCCAAAATCCTTATATGTCGGCGAGATCGGCATGGAGATCTTCACGCCGGGCGCAGAGACCTCAAGTTCCTTTCCCGCTCGGCCACCTTGGTCATCAATTCTTCGGTCATCGCGATGCTGGCTGCATTCACTCTTTGCATCGAAGCGATCACGCCAGGATCGCCGCTGATGGGTCCATACGCCTTCCGACTCTGTTCGATCAGTTGCTCCCTGAACTTGGCCGCCTGGCCTGGGGACAGATCGGCAAGGCTGCTAGCCAGCATAACTTCGAGAACGAACTCGTGCGTCGAGAGCCGCGCGAACACCTCTTCAAGGTTTCTGAGGATTGCTTCGTCAGTCATCGTTTTCGCTCCGGGTTGGTTGGCTTGACACCGCGAACCTAGAGCGAGTCGCAGTGCCGCCGGGGCGCCGTTCCCCGGCGGCACTGCCGAAGGGACTTCGACCGCGGCGCTGGGCGCCAGCTGGTCGACCGAGTGTGAGTAGCCGGGACCGCGTCTGCGCAGGGGCAACGGCAGCAGCCCAGCAGACCAAGGCGCGATCGGTAAGGACGCGTACAAGCAACGACCGGCGGGCAATCGCGCCTGCTGCCAGTGTGTAGCTTTCGAGTTCGTCATCGACCCGGCGCTCTGGGCCACCTGAAGCGCCGGGCCGAACCGCACCATAGGAGACGACGCATGCTCGCTGGCGAGCTGACACCCGGATGGATGCGCGAGCGGCGCTACCTTCGGAAGACCCGACTTCCACCCCAGCGACCCGCGCAAGCTGCCGCCGACTTCGTCGAATTCATGCAGGAGTTCGGGCGGACCGGCGACGTGCCGTGGTCCGACTGGACGGAGAGGGGCGCCAAGCGCCTCGGCGTGTGGTCCTGGTATCTCACCTATTGCGACTGTGCCGCCGGGTGCCACCCGGTGCCTGACAATCTGTTCGCCAAGGCGCTGGGCGAGATCGCCCCGTGGCGGCAGGTGTCCGACTATTCGTCCGGCAAGCGCCGGCGCCTGACCGTCTATTCGATCCCCGAGCCGCGCGAGGCCGGCGACGGCGCTCTGCCAGTGCCCGAGGCCGAGCCGCTTCGTATGGCGGCCTAAAACGCAGGACGCCTGCGAGCGGCTAACTCGCAGGCGTCGAGAGTTGTTTGAGAGTTGCACGGGCGCTGGTGGGCGCTCGCATTGTCCGAGCGGGGGCTCGGTGCTGCATTTTGTATGTCGTCGCTGCTCCGATCGCAAGCCCTTGCCCGTCGATGTCAACAAGGGCGGCGACGTTGAGCTACGCAGCAGTATTCTGGGCGATGGACCAGACCCCGAGGAACAGCACCGACAAGGCCGTGCTGGTCGCTCTGGCTCATTCCGTGAACAAGGAAGCGGGCAACTATTGCTTCCCAGGCCAGGACGTGATCGCGCGTCTGGCGTGCTGCTCGGCCGACAGTGTGCAACGGTCGATCAAACGCCTCGCCGAGGATGGCTATATCAAGGTTCGCAAGAGGAAGGGGCTCAACAACGAGCACCTCGCGGCCTGCTATTATCTCGACTTCCACGTCGAGACCAAGGCCCCGGACGGTCGGCGAACGACCCACACCGCAGATTGCGGCATGGGCGAGCCGGACGGCCTTTTTTCCGAACACGGCATTGAGCAAAATCAAGCACTTGGAGACCGTGAACAGGACGCGAACACGAGCCATGCCGCAGATTGCGGTATGGACCCTGAAAGCCATGCCGCAAGCCATGCCGCAAGCCATGCCGCAAGCCATGCCGCAGATTGCGGCCCTAACACTAGAGAACATCTAGAACAGTTAGGAACACACACTAAGGCGCGTGTGTGTGCGAGTGCGCGATCCCTTCTCGACGAGCTGCGCGACGAAGGCCGGCACTTGCACGTCGTCGAGAGCCTGATCGCGAGGCTCTGGGGTGCGCTGCGCTTCGACACCCGGGACGATCCCGGGGCTTTGCTGCGAGCCATCCGCGACCAGCTCGCCGACATGCCCGACGGGGCGCTCGTCGAGGCAGCCGACGTGCTGCTGCGCGAGCGCTCGGTGTGGCCGAGTGCAGCGGTTGCCTACAAGGCCGCTCAGGCGGTCCAGGCCCGGCACATGGTCAAGATCGTGCCCGGCACCACGGCGTGGTCGGCGTGGGTCGCTCACTGGCACGCCGCCGGCAAGAAGTTCCTCGCCCAGACCTACGCGGCGCAGGGCTATGCCCTCGTTCCCCGCGAGTTCCCGCCCGTCACAGCCAAGCCCGAGGCCGCCTCATGATCCGCACCGTCTCGCGCTGCGCGCACTGCCAGTCGCTGGTCGTCGAAGGCGTCCGGCTCGATCCGGTGCGCCGCGAGATCATCGTCGGCGACGCCAAGGCAACGCTGCGGCCGTCCGAGGTGGCCATCCTCCAGCGACTGATCGAGGCTTCCGGAACCGCGGTTCACGACGAACGCCTGATGATCGCGGTATGGGGCCGCAAACCGGACGGGGGACCAGACTCGGCCAAGAACGGCATCAAGGTCGGCATCTGCCGGTTGCGCGGCAAGCTGCGTCTGATCAGAGCACCGCTGTCGATCCGCGCGGTGCATGGCTTTGGCTACGCGCTCGAGCCGGCGCACCCGAAGGCCGACACCCGCGTGCTCCGCCGCAGCGAACTGACGGAAGCCCGGACGGCCGCCGCCCTCGACGAGGTGCCGGCATGACGAGGTTCATTCCGAGCCGAGCCTGGAAAGCCAAGGGCCCGCGGCTTCCGAAGACCGTGATCGCGGCCAAGGCCCGCAATTCGAAGAAGGTGCGCGTCGTGAAGCCGGCTGCGGCCGGGAAAGGTTATAAGCGTTGATCGAGGACAAGCGGATAACGAAGGTCAAGGTCGAGGGCGCCCGCGTCGAGATCTCGGGCAAGTCGACCTGGGGCATCGCCAACGAGCGCGAGTGGCACACCCGCGTGACCGAGGAACCTGACCCGGCGTTCCCGGCGGCGCTGCAGGCCCTGGTGCCCGAAATCCGCGAACTGCTCGAGCTGCCGGCCGACTATGCAAAGGACGCGATGAAGGTGATCTCGGTCTCGTTCTCGTGGTCAGCGTCCGTCAAGGTGCGCGGCGCCTCGATCTGCGTCCGGGCCGACCTCGAGTGCGCCAACTCGCCCCTGATCTTCAACACGCCGCACCTGCCCTATGACCAGTATTCCGAGAGCGGTACACAGCCGGTGATGCCGGAAGAGCTGATCAAGCTCCTCGACGAGGTCGAGCACCAGGCCGAGCGCTACCTTGGCGGCGCGCGCGCACAAGAGGACCTGTTCGGGCAGAGCCGGTTCGACGGCAAGGCGGCCGCGGCGGGTGAAAGGCTGGAAACACCCCTATGATCGACGACCTGCCGACAGCTCTGATTGCCAAGCTCGAGCGGTTCACCGGCGAGGGTGTCGGCGCGATGCGCGCCACGGTCTACGACGTCCTGCAGGACCTGGGCCTCGACGTCGCCGGCCTGGTCGCGGCCGAGCGTTCGGTGATCCACGAGGACGCCAAGGCGACGGCCGCCCAGCGAGAGGCCCAGCGCCGGTTACTCGAAGAGCGGGTCGCCTCGGGCCGCCTGACAGCGAGCCAGGCGCGCAAGGCGCAAGCACAGATCGCCCACCTCGACGTCGCCGAGAAGGCCGCCCGGCGCGAGGCGAGCCGCATCCTGAACCGGGCGACGGTGGCACCCTCACGGCAGCTGGTGCCGTCGGCGCCGACACCGGAACGGGTTCGGCGCTGGGGCGAGGACGTGGTCCGCGTCGATCGCGACAAGGATGGCGCGCCGCTCTCCGGCCCGCGCTTCGAGCTGCGCTGGGCGATCGACCGTATGTCGGTCTCGCTCTCGGCCGAGGAATACACCGCCGCCACCCGGCTCCGCGAGACCTACGCCCGCCGGCTGGCGACACCGAAGACCGTCGACCTCAACGGCAGCGGCGGCGGGTCGCCGGGCTCGCGCCTGCCAGTCAGCGAGGCGCAGATCGCCGCCGGCCGCGAGTGGAACGCCATCTGGCACCGGATGCCACCGGCCATCCGGCTGATCGTTCTCAACTTCGTCTGCGAAGAGGCACCCAAGGGCCACGACGCGCCGATGACGGCCGTCGAGTTCGGCCGGCTCTATGGCGGGCTCAGGGACGTCGAGGGCGCCCGTGGGGTCACCCGGGGGTCCGTCAAGACGGCCTGCGCGGTGATCGCGGGGCTGTTCCATGACTACGACGCGTGGCGTTCCGAGCAGGCCAGGGCGCAACGGCGCCAGATCAAGGGGGCGTGATGCAGCAGGGTGAGACGTTCGCGGTCGACGGCCGCAAGCTGGCGGTGAATGCGCTGGAAGCCGAGCACGGCATCGTCGACGTCGTCGAGGTGACTTACGACCGAGCGGTCATGATCGTCACCAAGTGGCGGGACGGTATGACCATCGTCGGCACGTTCTGCGGCGGCGGCAGCCCCGAGGTCGCCCGGGCCAAGGCCCGGCAACGGGCGATGCAAAACGGCTTGCGGCTTCGCACGCGCTGGGCGCTGGCGAGCGATGCGGCGGAATGAGACCGGCCCCGATGCTGTTCGACGGGCCAGCACTGCGCAACGACTGGCCGTGGGGCGACCGCCGCCCGTCGAGCTACGGGCTGATCATGGCCGATCCGCCGTGGCGGTTCAGGCTCTACTCGGATCGCGGCGAGGAGAAATCAGCGCAAGCGCAATATCGGACTATGAGCATCGAGGAGATCGCGGCCCTTCCCGTGGCGGAGCTGGCAGCACCGGATTGCCTGCTCTGGCTCTGGGCGACGGCACCTATGATCGACCAGCAGATCGGCATTGCGGCACGGTGGGGCTTCACGTTCAAGACGACTGGCGTCTGGCTCAAAACGACGGTCAACGGCCACTTGGCGTTCGGCACGGGCTACCTGCTGCGCAACTGTCACGAACCGTTCATCATTGCCACCCGCGGCAGGCCGGGCACGACCCGATCGGTCCGGAGCGCGATCACGGCACCGGTGCGAGAGCATTCCCGGAAACCGGAGGCCGCCTTTCGAGCGGCCGAAAGCCTTGTGCCACACGTGCCCAGGCTCGATCTGTTCAGCCGCGAAAGCCGGCCCGGGTGGGATGCTTGGGGCGACGAGTCCGGGAAATTCGACGGCGCCACGGCCGGTCCGGCTATTCCGGGAACGCTTGAATCCGGGCCTCTGGCGGCGATTTCCCGGAATTAGGGCATTACCCGTCTTTCGATCGATTTCCCGGAAAAACGGGTAATCCAGTTCGAATCAGCAAGTTGGCGCTGGGCGTTGGCTCCGGAAGCAAGCCCTGGGAAATAGGAGGACGGGTGCACCGGTTATTTACTGCCCGCACTGTGCCTCGAGTAGCCGAGCGGAATTTAACCGCTCGGCCAAGGTTCTGAGGGTTATTCACGCACTAGAATCGGCCATGCCTTCAAGCCATAGCTGCTGGCATAGATCCGAGATCCGGTCTTTGGGTCGACCCGCCAAGGCCTGAAAACGTAACGATAACCTGGCGGGGCGGGATCGAAGGGCTTTTTCAAAGTGGTTACTCCTAGCCCAGGTTCGGCCTTGACACGAAGCCCCACTTCCGCCACCGAGTTCTTTGCGAAGGTCCCTCGGCGCAGTCGGGGTGCTCGTACAGGCATCAGCGCTGGCGGGCTTCTGATCCAGCGAGATGGGTAGAAGGGCCCGACTGCTGTCGGGCCCTTTCTCGTTTTAGCTTGGCTTGAGGCCCTTCTTCCGGAGATAGATGAGGCGCTTTGAAGCCGCATCTGTCGAGACACCGTGCCGACGTGCGATGCTGGCAGCGGTGTCAGCCCCGTCGATGAAATCTCGTGGCATTAGCAGTTCGGCTGCAAACTGGTTTGCTTGTGGCTCCGCCAGTTCGTAGGGGCCATGCTGTGCACTTAATTGCACGCGCGCCATCGGCACGTTCGTGTGCATTACCCAATGTCCGAGTTCATGCGCCGCGGTAAACCGCCCGCGACCATTTCCGGCCCACGCTGCCGCATTTACATCCTCACGAAGCATGATGAACTTTCCGGTGGGGTCTGTCAGGCCCTCGGCCTCACGCATCTCTCCTCGTGACCCTACGAGGAAATGCAGCCAGTGCAGCTTGTGGTCGAGCACCAGCTCGATAAGTTCCATTATTGGGAAGTCCGGTACTTCGGCGAGGCCGAAGCGTTGTCGCAATGACACCGTAACCGCCGCGATATCGTCCCACGATCTCGGCGGCACGACGAACTTAGTCATCCCGATCCCCCTTGTTCAGAATAGAGTTGATCTCTTCCAGATCGTCGTCGGAGAGCTGGTTGATCTTTCGGGCGAATAAGGCTGCCGCGTCTCTCCCCAGCGGGCTCCGAGGCTCGACGCTGAACGACGAACGAGAACGATCTGCTGACGTTCTTACTCTTCGCGCCGCGGCCTCCGGAAGATCGTATGCGCGAATAACGCTTTCTTCGAAACCCTTCGGGACCGGCTTCGACCCCACCTCTATCGCCGAGAGAAACGAGGCTGATACCTTCAACTTGGCGCCCATATCTACGAGACGTTCCTCTCGATCAATTCTGAGCTTCCGCAGCTCCTTCCCAAGGTCTGTCAACATCTCCTGCCTCCATGCGCTGCTCGCGCCGGGACATGAGCTAAGACGATTCGGGGTCTCGATCAACCTATCCAGTTCAACCGTTCCCCCGATGTTGTGCAAGCGCTTGAAGTTGCTCTCGCGTCGCCAGGCACCCTGACCGCGTGTCGGATGCTACCCCGGGGGTGTGAGGCCCAATGTGCAAACGGCGGGATGGCCTCAAATTGGCGCTGGGCGCATAAAAAAGAGCCCGGACCGGGGTTCCCCCGTCCGGGTTTGTCGCGTCGCGGTGTCCGAGATCAGGCCCGGAGGCGCTTCGCGTAGTCGTAGGCCGTCGACTTCGGCAGGTTGAGAGCCGACTGGATCTCGGATCCACTCGGCGCCCGCCCGTTGCGAGCCTCAAAGCGCTCGGCGAACGAGATCACGTTGGCGTCGAGCTTGCGGCCGCGGCGGCCGTTGCCCTTGGGCGGCACCGGGCTGTGCGAGGGGGCCGACGCCTGGGCCGGGGCGGCGGCTGGCACCGGCTGGCGGGCCATGAACAGGCCGGCGAGGCCATACTCGAGGGCGAACACGCCGACCATCTCGAGGAAGAACGCCACGAGAACCTTGTCGAGCCGGCTCATCACGAACTCGACCCGCTTGGCGCTGAAGCCGAGCAGCCCGGCGAACTCGGCAAAGCCACGGGCCTGGACCGGCACCGGCTTCTCGCCGCCGGCTGCCGCGATTCGGGCAACCGCCTGGCTGCGCAGTATCTCGGCCGCCGCCAGGTCGCGCTGCAGGCGCTCTTTGGCCAGCGCGCGGCCGTTCAGCTCGCGCAGGTCGAGCGCGGGCTTGCAGCCGACGTCTGAGCCGTTCTTCGAGATCTCGGTCGCGGCGCATTGCTGCGTTCGGCGCCAGACGGCGACCGGCACCTTGCCCTCGCCCCTGCCGACGACGGAGTCGAGCCGGCCCTTTACTTCGACCGAGGACGGCACGCCAGCGTAAGGAACGAGCTCGCGGCGCAGGTTGTCGATCTGGGCGTCGACGCGGCCCTTCTCGGCCTGCAGGTCGGCCAGCGCCCGGTTGGCGTTGACGGCGGCGCTCTCGGCCTGGGCGGCGGCGCCGTGCTGGCCGCCGACACTGGTGTAGACGACGAGGACGGTGCCGACGACGAGCGTGGCGTAGAAGATCGCCCCGTAGCCATACTTGCCTTGCGCCGTCATGAGCTTGGCCAGGATGCCGACGCCGACGGTGCAGAACAGGAAGCCGAGGGTGGTCGTCTCGGCGAGGCCGAAAGTGCCGCCGGCGACGGCCTTGCCGACCAGGTTGGCGGCGGTGATCAGGACGGCGGCGGTGCCGACCGCGAGGGCGAGGACTTGCACGCCCCTTCGTTCGTGGTAGTGGGACATTGGGATCGCTCCTGGGCATTCAGGGGTGGTTCAAGGGCCGGGACGGCGTTGCTGCGCCGTCTCGGTCCGATCATATTAGGACCATTGGTCCTATTCACCAACGACAAACCATGCCGCCGTCGATCACGTTTTCGTGATTACTAGGGCCAAGGGTCCTATGTTATGCGGTCCGCATGGGACCAAATGTCAATTCAGCCGCGCGCTATCGTGACAAGGTTTGCCGCCTCGGCGTGACCGATGCTCGTTTCGCCAGGATCTGCCGCGTCGATGGCCGCACGGTGCGGCGTTGGGCGAGCGGCGAGCGTGAGTTCGGCGGCCCGGCCGAGGCCTTGATTGATCTGCTGATCGAGCGGCCAGAGCTGCTGCAGCTTCTGCCGGATTAGAGGAACGGACCATGATCGCCACCGGCTGCACCTGCTGCAAGGGCAAGGGCCAGGTGCTCTCGATCGAGGGACAGCCGAGGCCGTGCTCGCGATGCCGGGTCGAGGCGTTCGAGCTGTGGTGCCGCATGCGGCGTGATGGGTTCGTGATCAAGCCAATCACGCCGGCGGCCCCGAATTCGGCCCGAAAGGAGTGATTGATTAACCGGATCGGCGGCATGTAGTTTGACGCTTGCTGCCCTGGGAGAAGGCCATGACCGAGCACCGCCCGTTCAAGACGAAGGTTGTCGTCAGGTTCGTCCGCCGCGATGACGGCGGGCTGCAGGCGTTCTGCGACGAGATCAAGGGGTTTTACCTGTCCGGCGGCGATGCCCGAGCCGTTATGCGGGACGTCATCCCGGCCATGGAAACGCTGGTTCGCCACAACCTAGACATTGCCGTGAAAGTCTCGCCTCTTGGCTATGGTCTCTTCCAGCTGACCGAGCAGAGCGGCCCTCATTCGGATGGCGTGCAAACCGATCCGCAGTACACCCGGGAGTACGTCGTCGAACCCTTGGCCGCTTGATGGCGGCACTCAGGCTTCTCCGCCGCGACGAGTGGGAGCAGAGCTTGCGGGCGCTCAACTGCAGCCACTTCGATGAACCCAAAACCGGCCTCGAAACGGGCTCCTACTGGCAGACCGAGCATGGCCGGCTGTTCGTCGTGCCTCACGATGCCGAGGGCAGAATGCGGCCGGACGCCCTGCAGGTGGTCTATGGGGAGATCGCTCGCTTGCGGCCTCTCGACATCTACGACTGACGCGACGAACGCCACGAAACGTCGATCTTTCGCCATCGTTAGGCCGTTGCCTAATCGCCTCGGATCGTGCTCGCCCACAGAAATGGGCGCCGGAACCCATAGCCGAACTCATTCGATCAAGGGTAGGCTCTGCTCTGAGACCATGGAGGACGGAAGATGCGAATCAAAGTCACGACCGCCGTAACGGGGAGTCGAAGCCCGGCGAACCATCCGAATGAGGTCGTTGTCTTGATCAACACACGTGAAGGTCAGGAGCAACTCGTTGTACATCAACGGTCCATCTCCGACGGCAGCATCGAGATCGGCTATCCCATCTCTGAAGAAGGTCACTTCTACCTGATTGAGCTGCCCCGAGAGACCGCGGGAGGATTATGGCGGGTTTGGGTCGATCAGAACGAGTTGATCTCCACGCCGAAGGTGAAGCGCCGGGCATGATCCTCACCGACAGAGAGATACAGATTGCGCTCGAGCACGGGTCGATAGTCATCGATCCGCCTCCCAGTATGCAGGCATACAGCTCCACGAGCGTCGACCTCACTCTCGACCCGTCGGTGAGTGAGTTCAAGGACCCGGTGTCTGGGGTCGAGGTAACCATCGATCCCGGAGCCTCCGGCTTCAAGCATGAGGCAGTGCTCGCTGGTCTCCTCCAGGAAAGAACTCTTGGAGCCGACGGATACGTTCTGCTGCCAGGCCGCTTAGTCCTGGGCTGGTCCCGAGAGTTCGTGACGCTCGAGCTGCATGCGCGATTGGCAGCTCGAGTAGAGGGGAAGAGCTCGCTTGCGCGCCTTGGCCTCGCGGTACATGTCACCGCGCCTACCATACACGCAGGCTTTTCTGGCCAGATCCGCCTTGAGATCGTCAACCATGGCGTTCTGCCCATTCGGATGCGGCCCGACATGCGGATCTGCCAGCTGATCTTCGAGCAGACACTCGGGGTGCCGACCCAGGGCTATGAGGGACGTTTCGCAGGGCAACGCGCACTAGAGAAAAAGGGATAGGGCGGCGCACGTAACGGCCAAACGGGACCTGGGATGGAGTCGGTCACCACAACAAAAGCCCTCGACAAGACGGGCGAATCACCCCCCTAAATTTGCCATCGTGCCGGACTATCGATGGCACCCGAGCCCGCCCGGTCAAACCGATGGCGGGCTTTGTGTTTCAGCACCCCGCAACCCGCACCACCGAGGCAACCCCGCCGATGGCTCGAGGCGCCCGCCTGTTCAGGCCCGGCCACATGCCGCCCCGCTCGGCTGTGGTTCAGGTCAAGCAGGCGGTCGACCTCGAGCGTCGGGGTACGTCGGCCAGCCGAGGCTATGGCCATCGATGGCAGAAGGCGCGGACCGGCTACCTGCTCAAGCACCCGCTGTGCATCTGCTGCCTCGCCAACGGCCGCGTCACGCCCGCACAGATGGTCGACCACGTTGTGCCGCACGAAGGCGACATGACGATCTTCTGGCGGTCCGAGGACTGGCAGGCGCTGTGCAACGACTGCAACCAGCGGATCAAGCAGCCGATCGAGCTTCGGTTCAAGGCAGGTCGCGCAACGGTGGCCGAGTTGCGGCTCGACCGGCGCATGAGCTGGGCCTTCGCGACAACCGGCTGAAGGTTAATAGAAGCGCCGTTCACGTTAAGGACTGAGGGGTGGGGGGCGGGTCCGATCGCTGGGCCCACCTGCGCCAGACCGCCGCTCGCCCACGCAAAAAACGCGCGCAAGTTCCACGAAACTTTTTTCGGCCAGGTCGAAGGCCCCGAGGCGACACCCGTGAAACCAGGTCCTCAGCGTAAGCCGGCGGCCAAGGCGAAGGCCCAGGGCAACCCCGGAAAGCGCCCGATTCGCACGCAAAAAGGCGGCGCGCCGAGCGATTCCAGCGTTCCCGACTGGCTCGACGACGCCGGCCGCGCGATCTGGTCGCTCTACCTGCCGAAGCTGACGCTGCTGCGCTACTTCCGCGACACCGACCGGCTCTCGTTCGCCCGCTACTGCGACCACACCGCCCGCTGGCTGCGGCTGCGCGGCAAGGTCGACAAGAAGGGCGAGAGCTACTGGACCAAATCGAAGCACGGCAAGATGCTGCGCCGGAATCCAGACTTCCAGGCCATGCTCGCCCTCGAGGACCGCATGCGCCAGCTTGAGGACCGCTTCGGTCTGGCGCCCGCGTCCCGCGAAGCCATCCTCGCCCGCCTCAACGAGCCGACAACCCCGCCGCTCGTCGTCAAACAGCCCGGCGACCAGTCGCCCGGCATGCCGGCCTCGCCGCTCGGCATGCTCTCGCCGGCCGCGCTGGCCCGTCCCCCGTCAACGCACTGAGGTCTGAGCCATGAGCCGCACCATCGTCGACCCGGTGCCAGCCGGCGCCGCTTACAGCTTCGGGGTCTGAACCATTGCGCTGCATCCTCGCGCGGGTCGTCTGGCTCGCGGCATTCCTCGTCGCCATGACGTCGTCGCCGCGCGTTGACGTGTCGTGGGCGGCCGGCCTCGACCTCTCCAACGAGGCCGACGTTCGGCGCGCTGTGGCGGCCTACGCCGACCAGGAGGGGCGCGAGCACCCGTCCGGCTATTGGTTCTCCGAAGAGGCCGCCACCCGCGCGATCCTGTTCTATCCGACCTGGTGCAAACTGACGAAGGGTGCGCTCGCCGGCCGGCCTTTCGTGCTGCAGCCCTGGCAGGCGTTCGAGATCGTCGCCCCGGTGTTCGGCTGGCGTTGCGACGACGGCACCCGGCGCTACCGCCGCGCTTCGGTCTGGCTCCCTCGGAAAAATGGCAAGACCGAGTTGATGGCCGGAACTGCCCTGCAGCACCTGCTCGCCGACGGCGAGATCGGTGGCGAGGGCTACTGCGTCGCCACGAAAGAGGACCAGGCGCGCGAGGTGTTCGAGGCGGCACGCCGCATGGTGCTGCTCTCCGACGAACTCAAATCGCAGGTGCAGCCGTTCAAGGACTCGCTCTGGTGCGACGCCTACTTCGCGGCGTTCAAGCTGCTCGGCGGCCGCGCCGAGGGCACGCACGGCAAGGGCCCGTCGTTCCGCATCGCCGACGAGCTGCACGAGTTCAAGGACGACCGCCTGCTGCAGTTCCTCGACCAGGGCATGGGCGCGCGCCTGCAGCCGATGTCGTGGGACATCTCGACGGCCGGCCTGCAACAGGGCTACGGCTGGGAACTCTGGAACACGTGTAGGCAACTCGCCGACGGCATCATCCACGACGAGCGGGCGCTGGTGGTGATCTACGCCGCCGGCGAGACCGACGATCCCTACGATCCCGCGACCTGGGCCAAGGCCAACCCCAACCTCGGCGTCTCGATCCCGGTCATCAACATGCGCGACGCCGCCAACATGGCGCGGCGGAACACGCGCAAAGAGAACGATTTCAAGCGCTACAACCTCAACCTCTGGGTCGGCCAGGTTCTCCGCTGGCTCAAGATGGAGCGATGGGCGGCCTGCTCGGCGCATCGGCGCGCCGACGGCTGGCGCGACGACGAGGCGGCCCTGATCGGCCGGCAGTGCTACATCGGCGTCGACCTCGCCTCGACCAAGGATCTGTGCGCCGAGATCTTGGTGTTCCCGCCGGCGGGCGGTGACGGCTGGCGGGTGCTCTGCCGGTTCTGGCTGCCGTCGGCCGACCTCGAGGAGCGCATCCGCACCGAGCGGGTGCCCTACGATCTGTGGCGGGACGCCGGCGCGGTCATCATCTCCGAAGGCGACGTCGCCGACCACGACGCGATCAAGGCGCAGCTGCTGCGCGACATCGAGCGCTTCGAGGTGAAGAACATCGGGTTCGACCCCTGGAACGCCCACAAATTGATGACCGAACTGAACGAGATCTATCCAGATCTCGCGGTGCGCGTGTCGCAGAACATGGCGACCATGAGCGGCCCCTCGAAGCTGCTCGAGCGCCTGGTGCTCAAGGCCGAGCTCGACCACGGCAACCACCCGGTGCTGCGTTGGATGGCCGACAACGTCGCGACGATCACCGACACCAACGGCAACATCAAGCCGGCGAAGAACAAGTCGACGCAGAAGATCGACGGCATCGTCGCCCTGATCATCGCCCTGGCGCTGACCGAAATCGCACCCGAGGCGCAGACGCCCTCGGGCTTCGTCACGTCCATGTGAAAGGCTCGCCGACATGGCATCTTCCCACGTCACGCTGCGCGTCGGCGTCCGAGTCGCTTGGTGGCTGTGGTACGTCGCGGCCCTCTTGGGCGCCGTGCGCTGGCTGTTCGGCAAGCGTCCGTCGATCGAGCGGGCCGCGTCGGCACTCGCCGCTCGCGCGATCTGCCTCGAGGAGATCGCCTGATGCGGCTCTTCTCGCGCATCTTCGGCGCCAGCGAGCCGTCGGCCCCGTCGAACCGCAATCCGGGCGACGACTACTGGTTTGGACCGGTGTCGCCCGACGGCCAGGTGATCGTCAACGCGTCGACCGTATCGACGATCCCCGAGGTCTACGACTGCCTGCAGGTCATCTCGCAGACGCTGGCCTCGCTGCCGCTCATCACATACCGCAAGGAAAAGAACGGCGGAAAGACGCGCCAGGACGAGCACCCGATCGCCGACTTGTTGCACCACCGGCCGAACCCCGAGACCACGGCGTTCGAGTTCCGGCACCAGATGACCTGGGATCTGCTGCTGCACCGCAACGCCTTCGCCGAGATCCGCGAAGGCCGCCGCGGCGTCATCGACCAGCTCGTCCGGATCGATCCCGAGACCGTGTGGATCGTCAAGCTCGACGGCGACAACGGCGCCGGCGCCTACGTCTACGAGATCCGCGACGGCGCGCGGCGCCGCCGGCTCGATCGCGAGGAGGTGTTCCACCTGCGCGCGCCGCCGGTGACCAGCGACAACATTCTAGGGCGCAGCCTGATCGCCGACGGCAACCGCACCTTCGCCCGCGCGCTGGCGCTGCAGGACTATGCGACTCGGTTCTTCGAGAACGACGCCACCCCCGGCGGCGTCGTCGAGATCCCGGGCAAGTTCGCGACCGTCGAGCAGGCGCACGAGTACAAGCGCAAATGGCAGGCCGAGTTCTCGGGGAAGAACCGGCACAAGGTCGGCATGCTCGACGGCGGCTCGAAGTTCGTGAAGCTCGACGTCCAGAACGACAAGGCCCAGTTCATCGAGACCTATCGCGAGGTCGCGCTGCAGTGCCTGCGCTTCTGGCGCATGCCCCCGCACAAGGTCGGGATCCTCGACAAGGCCACGTTCTCGAACATCGAGCAGCAGAGCCTCGAGTTCGTCACGGACACCCTGATGCCGTGGCTGGTCGCCTGGGAACAGGGCATTCGCCGCGACCTGATCGTGCGCGACGACGTGTTCTTCGCCGAGCACAACGTCGCCGGCCTGCTCCGCGGCGACATCAAGGCCCGCTACGAGGCCTATCGCATCGGCCGCGAGTGGGGCTGGCTCTCGGCCGACGACGTGCGCGAGCGCGAGAACATGAACCCGCTCGGAGCCGGTGTAGGCGACGTCTACCTGCAGCCCCTGAACATGGCACCGGCTGGCAGCGAACCGGCACAGCGTGCCGCCTACGCCGCCACCATCGAGCGAGAACTCGCTCTCTTCGCCACCCACCGCAAACTGATCGAGGCCCGCTCCGATGCGCTACGCTAGGATTCTCGCCGCCGTCGCCGGCACGCCCTGGGCGATCGAGCCCGTCAAGGGCCGCGCCATCATCGAGTTCCTGAGCTTCGCCGCCGCCGGCGGCCGTCGCACGCCCGGCGAGATCGCCGAGATCACCGGCCGGCCGCTGTCGGCGATCGACGCCAACCTCGGCACGATCACCGCCCTGTCACCTGGTGCGGCTCGGCGCGAAAACCGCGAGGATGCTGTTGCCGCCGAGCAGCGCGCCATCGAGGACCGCGGCGGCGTCGCGATCGTCGGTCTCAAGGGCGTGATCTCGCCCAGGCTTTCCGACGAGATGGATCTCTCCGGTGGTGGCGGCACCTCGGCCGAGGGCTTCGCCAAGCGCCTCGAGGGCGCGCTCAACGACCCCCGCGTCGGCGGCGTCATCGTCGACGTCGACAGTCCCGGCGGCAACGTGCTCGGCATCAAGGAAGCGACCGACGCGCTCTACCGGGCCCGGTCCGGCGACAAGCCGGTGGTCGCGGTGGCGAGCCCGTTTGCGGCCTCGGCCGCCTACTGGATCGCGGCCAGCGCCGCCGAGCTCGTTGTCACGCCGTCGGGCGAGGTCGGCTCGATTGGCGTCTACACCTGGCACGAGGACCTCTCGCAAGCCCTCGAGACGGCCGGCGTCAAGATCAGCCTCGTGACCTCCGACGTCTCGCCGCACAAGGCCGAGACGCATCCGGCGTTCGCCCTTTCCGACGAAGCCCGCGGCGACCTTCAAGAGGGCGTCAACCGCTACGGCCGCTCGTTCGCCGAGGCCGTCGCCCGCGGCCGCGGCGTTGCCGTCGACGACGTTGTCGCCCGCTTCGGCGGCGGTCGCATGCTCGGCGCCGAGGAAGCCTTGAAGCGCGGCATGGTCGATCGCATCGCCACGCTCGACGACGAGATCCGCCGCATGAGCGCGGCGCTCACGAAACCCGCCAAGGCCAAGCGTGGGGCGATGGCCTCCGCGCGCCGACGTGCGGCGCTCTGGTAAGGCGTCCAACCCCTCTCGAGGAACTGACCTATGGCAGACATCACCCTTCAGACGATCTCGGTGGCGGGCCTGGTCCCGTCGATGGGCAACGCCGCGGCGAGCGACAAAGTCGTCGTCGACGCCGGCGACCGCGTCTTCGTCACAGTGACCAACGGCGGCGGCTCGTCGATCGACGTCACCATTCCGAAGGTCACGGCGGCGGTGCAGGTCCCCGGCGTCGGCGCGGTGGCGGTGCCCGACATCGAGGTCGCGGTCGCCGCCGGAGCGACCCGTCATATCGGCCCGATTCCCTCGGCCTATGTCGGCACCGACGGCCGCGCCTCGGTGAACTACTCGTCGACGACCAGCGTGACCCGCACCGCGCTGCGCCTGCCGCCTCCGGCTTGATCGCCTCGTCGCTCCGCGCTCTCGAGTTGGCGGCCGCCGTCCTCGCCGGGACGACGCGGGGGCCCGCTGATGCTCGTCCCGGCTCACCCTGAAAGGCAAGTCACCATGAACCTCAAAGCCATGAAGACCCGCGAGGCCGAGCTGAAGGCCGAAGGCCGCGCGCTGATGGATGCGGCCGACGCCGCCGGCCGCGACCTGACCGCCGAGGAAGAGGCGCGCTTCACCGCCATCGACGGCGAACTCGAGGACCTCGCCGGCAAGATCTCGGCCGCCGAGCGCGCCGCCGATCGCCGGCGCCGCATGGACGGCTCGTCGGTGATTTCGAGCACCGGCCGCGTCGAGGTCGGCGCTGATCGCGCCACGCTCGACCCGCGCGCCGGGTTCCGCTCGCTCGCCGACTTCGCCCAGGCTGTCCAGCGCGCGCATCCCCAGACCCCGAACGCGACCGTCGATGCCCGCCTCGCCACGATGTACCAGGCGAGCCCCACCGGCTTCATGCGCGAGGGCGGCTCGAACGACGGCTACATGGTCCCGGCCGAGTTCCGCAACCGCATCTGGGAACTCGTTCTCGGCGGCGACAACCTGCTCTCCGAGATCGACAGCGAGCCCACCACATCGAACCAGGTCAACGACCTCTCCGACGAGTGGACGCCCTGGGGCGGCACCGGGATCCAGGCCTACTGGCGCAGCGAAGCCCAGCAGATGACGGCGACGCGACCGAACGTGTCGCCGCGCTCGGTGGCGCTCAACGAGCTCTATGCGTTCGTGCTCGCCAGCGACGAGCTGCTCGAGGACGCGCCGCGCCTCAACGCCCGGCTCGAGACCAAGGCGGCCGCGGCGATCGGCTGGAAGCTCGACGATGCCATCCAGTACGGCAACGGCGTCGGCAAGCCCCTCGGCTGGATGAACGCGGCCTCGCTGGTCACGGTCCCGAAGGAGACCGGCCAGACGGCCGCGACGCTGGTCGCCAAGAACGTCGCCAAGATGTTCTCGCGCCTGCTGGGTGACAGCGTCGGCCGCGCCCACTGGCGGGTCAACTCCGACGTGCTGCCGGACCTGATGACGCTGGTCATCGGCGACAAGCCGATCTGGACGCCGCCGAACGGCTTCGTCGGCGCGCCCGGCGGCCTGCTGCTGGGTCGTCCGGTGCGGTTTTCCGAGCACTGCAAGACGCTCGGCGCTCTCGGCGACATCGTGCTCGCCGACCCCAAGGGCTACTACGGCCTGACCAAGGAAGGCGGCGTCAAGTTCGCCTCGTCGATCCATCTTTACTTCGACTACGGCCTGCAGGCCTTCCGCTGGACCATCCGGTTCGGCGGCCAGCCGCATCTGAAGGCTGCCGTGTCGCCCGCCAACGGGTCGGCCACCAAGGGTCACTTCGTCACCCTCGCCGCCCGCGCCTGAGCCCAGGCGTGAGCGATCCCGGTGGCCGCTAGTCGGCCGCCGGTCTCTGCCACCCGCTGCCACCCGAACCCGGAGACCTCTTCATGAACCAGAACATCCGACCCTCCGACCGCGCCGCGGTCGTGGCGGTCCTGAACCCGATCTCGCAGGCGGCCGCCACGGTCACCACCGGCTGGATCAACATGGCGACCTTCGCCTCGATCATGGCCATCCTTCAGGCCGGCGCGCTCGGCGCCTCGGCCACCGTCGATGCCAAACTGCAGCAGGCGACCGACGGCGCTGGCACCGGCGTCAAGGACATCACCGGCAAGGCGATCGTCCAGCTGACGAAGGCCGGCACCGACGACGACAAGCAGGTCGTCATCAACTGCCGCGCCGACGACCTCGACATCGCCAACAACTTCACCCACGTCCGCCTGTCGGTGACGGTCGCCACCGCGGCCTGCCTGATCGGCGCCGTGGTGCTCGGCTTCGATCCTCGCTACGGCGCGGCGTCCGACAATGACGCGGCCACCGTCGACGAGATCGTCGGCTAACCCGCACTCACCGACGAGGCACGCGCGCCGCCATGGATCTGACCCTGATCACCGCCCCGGCCGAAGCGCCGGTTACGATCGCCGAGGCGAAGGCGCACTTGCGCTATCTCGCCGGCGATCAGGATTCGTTGATCGAGGCGCTGATCCTGGCGGCGACCGCGCACTTCGACGGGCGCGCCGGCATTCTCGGCCGCGCGCTCGTCACCCAGACCTGGGAGCTGAAGGTCGACCGATTCCCCCGCGCGCCGGCCGGCCTGCTCGAGCTGCCGCTGCCGCCGCTGCAGTCGGTGACCTCGATCAAGTATCTCGACGACACCGGCACCGAGGCGGCGCTGGCGCCCGAGACCTACGTCGTCGAGGCCGGTCACTACCTCGGGCGCATCCGCCCCGCCTACGGCCTGACCTGGCCGAACGCGCGGGACGAGACCGGCGCGGTCCGTGTCCGCTTCGTCACCGGCTACGGCGCTGCTGCGGCCGTCCCGCGCCCGATCGCGCACGCCATCCTGCTGCTGGTCGCGCACTGGTGGATCAACCGTGAGGCGACCGGCGACGCCAAGGGCCCGCACGCCTTTGCCGTCGACGCGCTGACCTTCCCCTATCGGGTGCTCGCCGCATGAAATCTCTCGGCCAGCCTGGCGGCCGGCGCGTCACGCCCGGCGACCTCACCGCGCTGGTGGTGTTCGAGGCCGAGACGCGCACCGCCGACAGCTACGGCGGCGCCACCCAATTCTGGGGCGAGGCCTTTCGCGCCTATGCCGCCGTCGAGCCGCTGTTCGTCGGCGAGCGCGAGCACACCGGCGCGGTCCGCAATGTCGTCCAGTACCGCTTCACGATCTACCGCACGGCGGCGATCGACGAGCAGATGCGCATCCGCTGGGACGGGCGCACCCACAACATCAAGGGCTTCCGCCTCGGCGGGCCGCAGGAGCTGTTCATGGACGTCATCACCGAAACCGGGCTCGGCGACTGATGGCCTCGCATCTCAAAACAAACGGCCGGTTCCGGGCGGCACTGCGCAATCTGCCGGAGGCCTCGCGCGCCGAAATTGCGAAGGGCCTCGACCGCACCGCGCTCTCGATGCAGCGCTCGGCCGTCGCGCGGGCACCGGTCGACACCGGCCGGCTGCGCAAGGCACTGGCGTCGAAGGTCGCCATCGGCAAGCGGCGCAAGGGTCTCGAGGTCGAGTTCGGTCTGCGCACCAAGGCGCTGCGCCGCAAGGCGTTCTATGCAGCGTTTGTCGAATGGGGCCGCCGCGGCTACAGCGCCGGCGCCATCCGCCTGAGTGGCGTCGGGCGCGAAGCGCTCGGCCGCTATCGCAAGGTTTCCGTCCGGGTGGCGCCGCAGCCGCCGCGGCCGTTCTTCGTCCCGGCCGTCGAGGCCAACATCGGGCTCTGGCGCCGCGAGATGCGCGCCGCCTTGAAGCGCGCGCTGGCGAGGGTTTCCCGTGTCTGACACCAAGCTGGCGCTGCTGAAGGCGCTCTCGCTGACGCTCGCGGGCATGTCGGCGCCGTCGGCCGACACCGGCGCCGCCGCGGTTCTGATCAGCCTGGTCGACCATCCGGCAGACAACGCGCTCTGGCCGGTCGTCGTGCTCGAGAGCCACGAGGTCACGCCGCGCGACGCCTTCGAGGACGGGGCCACCGAAAACGAGCACACGCTCGAACTCGAGGTCTGGTCGCGCTACCGCGGCAGCCGCCAGGTGCTCGCCATCCTGGGCGTCATGTACGACCGCCTGCACAACGCCGCGCTCGTGCTCGAGAGCGGTCAATCCCTGTCGTGCCGCGTCTCCCGGCAACTCACCACCCGCGAGCCCGACGGTACGACGTACCAGGGCAGCATGACGCTCACCATCATCACCGCCGACGAGGAGATCTGACATGGCACTGGCTGGCACGAAGACGCAGGGGATCACGGTCTGGATCGGGACCAAGGCCGCGGACGGCTCGGCCGATACCTACACCCAGATCAAGCGCTGCAAGGTGCTGGGCGAGCTCGGCCCCGAGGCCGCGATCATCGACGCCACGGCGCTCGAGGACTCGGCCAAGGAAAAGCTCAAAGGCATCCCCGATTCCGGCGACATCGAAGTCGGCGGCAACCGGGTCTACACCGACACCGGCCAGAACGCGCTCCGCGTGGCCGCGGCCGACACCGACGACACGCCCTACAATTTCCGCATTCACACCCCCGGCGCCGGCGCCGGCGGCAGCACGGTGCGCCAGTCGTTCAAGGCGCTGGCCAGCAAGTTCCGCGACAAGCCGGGCCAGGTCGACGGCCTGGTCGAGTTCTCGGCCATGTTGGCGATCACCGGCGTCATCACCGAGACCACGTTCTGATGACGTCCGCGCACGACACCCGGCTCGAGGTCGGCGGCGATCTCTACTGGATCCGCCGCGACTTCGATCTGATGCGGCGGATCGAACAGGCGTTCGGTCCGCTCGCCGAACTCGACCGCAAGCTGCGCACCTATGCGCTCACGGCCGAACAGATCGTCGACCTGTTGCGGGTCGCGCTCAAGGCCCAGGACTCTCGGCCACCCGACGACGACATCCGCGAGCACGTGCTCGACGTCGGCGTGCCGGAGGCCTGCGACCAGTTGGCGTTGCTCGTCATGCACCTCTTCTCGGGCAACAAGCACGCCGTCGCCTGGCTCGAGGCCGAGGCCCGGAAGGCCGCCGGAGGCGACGACGACCCGCCGGACCCTCCGACAGCCGCCTCGTCCCCTTCGGTCGATACCTCGAGGCGGCCTCGCACATCGGCTGGACGCCGTCGGAGTTCTGGCGCGCCAGCTACTTCGACCTGACCACCGCGCTCTGGGCTCGCCGACAGGCCGTCGCCGGCGACAAGCCCAAGCGCGAACTGAAGCCGCTCGAGGTCGTCACCCTCCTGCGCAACCGCGCCGCCGCCGATCGGCGAGCCCGATCTGAGGAGATCCACTAGCGATGCCGACCGTCGAGGAAATGCGCGTCGTCATGGACGCCGAGACGGCCCGCTTGCACCGCAAGCTGTCCGAGGCCGACCGGCGGATGGCGCAGTTCCAGCGTGACACCCAGAACCGCCTCAAGGCGTTCGACGGGTATTTCAGGTCGGTCGGCGGTGGCATCGCCGCCCTAGGCGCCGGCGTCGGCACCGCCCAAATCGTCGAGTACGCCAACGCCTGGACCCGGGTCGAGCGCTCGCTGCGCGCCAGCGAGGACATCTTCGGCATGCGGCTCCACTCGTCGGAGGAGCTGCTGGCGCTTGCCAACGATGCCCGCGTCGATCTCGAGTCCTATACGAAAATGTACCAGCGGACCGCCGCCGCGGTGCGGGACTACGGCATGGGCGCCAACGAGGCCGCCAAGGTCACGTCGGCGCTGTCGATGGCCCTGAAGCTCGGCGGCACGACGGCGGCCGAGCAGTCCTCGGTCCTCGTTCAGTTCAGCCAGGCGCTCAACAAGGGCAAACTCGACGGCGACGAGTTCCGCACCGTGATGGAGGCGGCCCCCGTCGTCGTCGAGCTGCTGTCGAGCCGCCTGAAGATCTCGAAGGGCGAGATCATCTCGTGGGCGAGAGAGGGCAAACTCGGCGTCAAGGATCTCGTGGGCGCGCTGGTCGACGGAGGCGGCAAGATCGAGCGGATCTTCCGCAACGCTCCGGCGACCGTCGAGGAAGCGTTCATCGTGCTGCGCAACTCGGTCACCGGCTACGTCGGCCGCCTGGACAAGGCGACCGGCGCCAGTCAGACCTTCATCTCGATCCTCGCCGGCGTCTCGAACAACATCGAGACCATCGGCAACACCGCGCTCGTCGCCAGCGCCGCCCTGTTGACGGCCTTCGCGCCACGGGTGATCGCCGGCGTCGCCGGCCTCGGCGCGGCCGCCACCGTGGCCATGGGGCCGCTCGGCTGGATCGCGGCGCTCGCCGGCGGCGGCGCCGCGGCGATGGCGCTCTACGGCGACACGATCTCGGCCTCGGCTGACCACATGATCACGCTGAAGGACACCGCCAGCGCCACCGCCACCGTACTCGGCCGCGAGCTGTCGACGCTGTTCTCGACACTCGGCGCAGAAGCCTGGGCGATGGTCCAGGACTTGACCGGTGCCATGGATGGCGTCGAACTCAACTGGCAGACCGTGATTACCGGCGTGCGCCGGTTCGCGATCAACTACATTGGCGTCATGATCTCGACCGCCCGTACCATCGAGGTGATCTGGAACAACCTCGGCAACGCCATCCGCGAGAAGGTCTACGACTGGACCGCGGCCGTCGTCGAGCTGGTCGAGAAAATGGTGCGGGGCATCGCCTCGGCGGTCAACTACATCCCTGGCGTCAAGATCGACATCGATAAGCTGATCGAGTTCTCCAGCCCGCCGAACCCGTGGGCCGGCGCCGGCACCAAGATGCGCGAGGACGCTGCGGCGGCCGGCGAGAGCACCGGCAAGGCCTGGGCCGACGCCCTCGAGAAGAAGATCATCGACGAGGCCGAAGAGATCGCCCGGGCCCGGCGCTGGGCCGAGGATGCGCTCGACGACGAGCGCAACCGTGACATCGAGATCAAACGCAACAAGCCTCCGGTTGATCCGGAGCTGATCAAGAAGATGAAACAGGCCGACCAGGAGCTGAACGACCTCTATCGCAAGTCGCTGGAAGCCGCCGGCCGCTACACCGACGCGGTCGTGGCCGAGTACGTCAAGGATCTCGAGAAATACCGCGAGATGCTGACCAACAAGCTGATCACGCAGGAGCAGTTCGAGCTTGCCCGCACGCGCCTCGCGGCGACCGCCGCCAAGCAGATGCTCGAGGCGACCGAAAAGGAATACAAGCGCCTGCGCGAGGTCACCGACATCTTCGCGTCCGGCATGGAGGACGCGTTCTCGAAGTTCACCGAGTCCGGCAAGCTCGACTTCAAGGAGATGACCCGCTCGATCCTCGCCGACATGGCCAAGCTGATTTTCCGCAAGTCGGTAATCGAGACCCTGTTCGGCGCGTCCGGGCAGGGCTTCGGCCTGCTCGGCTCGGCCCTCGGTCAGGCCGTCCCGGGCCTCGGCAGCTCGGGCGGCATCGGCTCCTGGACGACGACGACGTCGCTGCCGGGCTTTGCCAACGGCGGCCGGCCGACCGGGCCGTCGTGGGTCGGCGAGCGCGGTCGCGAGCTGTTCATCCCCGACGTGCCGGGGACCATCGTGCCGAACCACAAACTCGGCACCGGCACCGGTCCGATCATCGTCAACTTCGCGCTCGACGCCCGTGGCGCCACCCGCGACACGCTGCCGGCGCTCGAGCGCCAGGTCGCCGAGCTGAAACGCAACCTGCCGCGCATCATCACCGAGACCGTCTCCGAAGCGCGCGACCGGGCTTTCATTCGATGACGATCACCTTCCCGCGCGACATGCCCTCGACACGGTTCCGGCCGGGCTCGCGGCTCTGGCTCGAGCGCCAGGTCACCATGGCGCCGACCCGCGGCGGCCTCGTCCAGGTCGCCGAGATCGGCTCGCCGCTGTGGCGGGTGCGGTATGAGACCGTGCCGATGAAAGAGGAAACCGGCGCCGCCTGGGAAGCCTGGCGGGATTCGCTGCGCGCCGGCGCCCGCACGTTCCGCGCCGTGCATCCGTTCCGGCGCACCGCGCTCGCCTATCCCGACGGTTACGGGGGCCTCACCAAGCACGCCGGCGGCAGCTTCACCGGCGACGCCGTGCTGCAGGCGGTGGCGGTCGCCCTCGACACCGTCACGCTCTCGGGCTTGCCGACCGCGTTCGTCATGAAACCGGGCGACCTCCTGTCCTTCGTGCCGGCCGGCAGTAAGCAGGCCATGCACCGGGTGGTTGAGGGTGGCACAGCCTCGGCCGGCGTGCTGACAGTGGCCATCGAGCCGACCATCAAGCCCGGCTTCACGCTGTCGGCCGCCGTCGCGCTGGGCTCGCCCTGGTTCAAGGCCGTGCTCGACGCCTCCAGCTTCCAGGTCGACTGGCAGTACGGCCGCAAGTGCACCGTCTCCCTAGACGCCTGGCAGACGCTGGCATGAAGGCCCTCGACAGCCCGACGCTGGCGGCCCTCGAGGCCGGTAAGTATGCCGTCCGCGCGCTGGCGCTGTTTGATCTCCCGAGCGGCCGCTTCGGCATGTTCGACGACGAATTCAACCTGGCCTGGGGTGGTGACACCTATGTCGGCGCCGCCGGCCGGTTCACCATGCAGATCCCGCCGGGCGCCGCCGATCTCTCGATCCGCGGCCTCACCATCACCATCTCGGCGCTCGACAGCGCGGCGCTCGCCTGGGTGAATTCGCAAGAGTACGCGCAGCGCCCGATGTTCGCGGCCCTGGCGTTCATCGCCACCGACACGCCGCACGTCGTCGCGGTCAAGACGTGGTTCGTCGGGTTCATCGATACCGTCACCTGGCAGGAACGCGTCGACGGCGAGGCGCGCCTGATCGTGCGCTGCGAAAGCGCCTCGCGCGAACTCGACCGATCCGGCGCCAGGACCCGCTCCGACGCCGACCAGCGGGCCCTCGATGCCAACGACGGGTTCTTCAAGCACACGCTCGGTACCATCGCGACCGAGGTCGAGTGGGGTGCCAACGACCCGCAGGCCGTCGCAGCCAAGCGCAAATGGTGGCAGATCTTCTGATGCAGCGACTTCGCGGATGGGAACAACGGCTGGCGACGCTGCTGTCGAACGAGCAGGCGGCGGCGTTCTCGTGGGGTGACCACGACTGCGCCACGCTGGCGTTTTCTGCGATCCGCGCCGTCACCGGCGAGGATCTCGGTCGTGATGTTCCACGTTGGTTCTCGCGCCGAACCGCATTCCGGTCCATGCGCCATGCCGGGGCCGCATCGGCCACCGAGTTCTTCGCCAGGCGTCTGCCCGAGATCGCCGTCGCAGAGGCTGGCCGCGGCGACCTCGTGGTGCCGGTCGGCAAGCTCGATGCGCTGGCGTGTCCGGCCGTGCTCGCCGGCGCCGTCGCCATGAGCCGCAACGAGACCGGGTGGGTGGTGATGCCGCGTTCGCTGGCCGCTCGCGCCTTCAGGGTCGGATAGCCGATGCCGTTTCTTGCTCCGCTGATCGGCGCCGCTATCGGCGGCATCGCCGCCTCGACCATCGGCACGGCCGTGATCGGTGCGGCGCTGTCGGTGGCGATGGGGGCGATCAGCCGGCGCCTGGCGCCGAAGGCCGATGCCGACGCCGGCGTGCCGCGCGGCGCCCACTTGCAGCTTGCGGCCGACAGCCAGATGCCGCGCGTCCTGCTCTTCGGCGAGGCGGCCGTCGCCGGCAGCCTCGTCTATCACAACGTCTACAATACGACGAAGAACCTCGAGATGGTGATCGCGCTCGCCGACCACGAGTGCGAGGCGATGACCGGCCTGTGGATCGACGGCAAGCCGGCGACGTGGGATTCCGGCACCGGGCTCGTCACCGAATTCCCGGGCATGCGCGTGCGCTTCTACTCGGGCGCCTGGTCGCAGACCGCCGACGCCGACTTGGTCGCCAACTCGGGCGGCCGGTGGACCAGCGACGACCGCGGCCGTGGCATCGCCTATGCCGCGATCGACATGGCCTACGATGCCGAACTCTACAAAGGCCGCCAGCCGTCGTTCCTGTTCAAGATCAAGGGCGCCAAGCTCTACGACTGGCGCAAGGACAGCACCGCCGGCGGCAGCGGCGCGCATCGCTGGGCCACGCCCTCGACCTACGAGTGGACCGAGAACCCGGTCGTCGTCTGGTACAACTACCGCCGCGGGATCTTCACCAACGGCGTCCGCGTCGCCGGCATGGCGACCGCCGCCGACGCCATGCCGCTCGACGCGGCAACGGCTGGCGCCAACGCCTGCGACGAGCTCGTCGACCTGGCAGCGGGTGGCACCGAGAAGCGCTACCGGATCTCGGCGGCCGTCGTCACCGCGCAGGTGCATCGAGAAGTGATCCGCGACATCGTCGCCACCACGGCCGGCGAGGAGATCGACACCGGCGGCGAGCTGCGGTTCGCCCCCGGCATCGCTCAGGCGGCCGTGATGGCGCTCACCGACGACGACATGATGCGCGACGCCGACATCGAGTGGTCCGGCAAGCAGTCCCGCCGCGACCTGCTGAATGCGGCGTTCGGCTCGTGGCGCGATCCTGCGCAGCGCTACGATTCGGTGTCGGTGGTGCCGCGCACGTCGTCGGCCGACGAAACCGTAGATGGGGCGCGCCTCGAGCAGCGCTACGACCTCGACATGGTGACGACCGGCACCCAGGCGCAGCGCGTGCTCGAGATCCTGCGCCGCCGGGCTCGTCGCCAGGGCACCGTCAAGACGACCTTCCGGGCCAAGACGTGCGTGCTCGAGGCGGGTGACTGGATCACCTGGACTAGTGCCCGCTTCGGCTGGGAGCTCAAGGAGTTCGAGGTCGTCTCGGCGTCACCGGCGCATGACCTGACGACCGAGCTGGTGCTTCGCGAGATCGATGTCGACGTCTACGCCTGGGACCCGGCCACCGACGAACTCGACCCAGGCGAGACGGCTGACCTTCCGGCGGGCGGAGGTGGCCTGACGTCGATCGCAGGCCTTACGGTGAGCAACATTCTGGTGACCTCGACCGCGTCGGCTGCCGAGCGGCCGGGGCTTCGGCTCGAATGGACGCCGATCACGGACCCGTCCGTCGTCGAGATCGAGATCGAAACCCGTCGACTAGGCGACACCGCGGCGCTGAACAGCCGCAAGGCTTACGACGCCGGCGCTGGTCAATCATCCTGGGTCGATGGCATCCAGGGCGGCACCACGTACGAGGTTAGGGCGCGACCGGTGACGCTCCCGAAGCGCTCCGTCTCATGGTCGGCGTGGATCTCGCCAGAGGTCGCCACGGCCGCCCAGAAGGTCGATGTCGGGGTGCTCATTCCCGAGCCCGAGAGCGTCGGGCCGGACGAGCTCGACGCGCAGACGCTGTTCGAGCTGCGCCTGGCGACCGCGATCGCTGAGCTCCAGGGATCGGCAGCCGAGAAGATCAGCGAGGCCTACACCTGGGCGCAGCAGGCCGGCGAGGAGGCACTCCGCGCCCTGCTCAATGCCCAGGACGTCAAGGCGCAGGTGCGGGTCGAGACGATCGAGCGATCGACGGAGACGACGGCGCTGGCCGCGCAGATCACCTCGGCGACCACGGCGATCGCGGGTAACACGGCATCGATCACCGAGCTGCTCGAGTCGGTCGACGGTATCTCGGCGCGCTGGGGTGTTGCGATCAACATCAACGGCCAGGTCGTCGGTCTCGTGCAGCTCGACGGCGATGCCACCGAGTCGACCTTCCAGGTTCTGGCGGACAAGTTCATCGTCGCCAAGCCGGACGGAACCGGCGGCACGCCTGTCTTCATCGTCGGCAACATTGCCGGCGCCCCGGCCGTCGGCATCAACGGCAACCTCGTGATCGACGGAACGATACTAGCTCGGCATATTGCTGTGACGTCTCTCTCGGCGATCGTCGCCAACATCGGCACGATCACCGCTGGGCGTCTGCAGAACGCCGGCAACACGACGTACTTCGATCTCAATACCGGTGAATTCCAGATCACGGCGGCGAGCTGATGGTCGCGCGCTTCAAGCTCGATCCCTCGGTCGGCCAGTTCGGGCTCTACACGGTTCCATCGGTGGGCTCTACCGACGACAGCCCGCTGACCGACCCGCTCAACAATCTCGACCGGGTGATCATGCACCCCCAACTGCGCTACCCTGGCGTGGTGGCGACGCTGACTGGCTCCCTGAGCCTGCCGGCTGCGTCGACCCCTGCGCCGGGCTTTCATACCGAGCGGCGTACGCACACGCTGGGCGCTCATGGCCAGACGGGCCGGCCGATGATCATCGGGCGCCTGCTCGCCATCGGCGTGGGCGGCGCGTCGGTACCGTGGTGCGGAACGGTGTGCGTCCAATGCCCGTTCGTGACCTACGCGACGATCGGGTCCCGCCAACGATTCCGGGTCAGCCGTTGGGTGGCTCTCGGCGTTCAGAGCGGCAACGTCGTTGCCTACGAGACGCTGGTCGGCAACGCATCTCTAGGTCCGGGTGCGATCACGATCGACTACGAGATCCTGATTCTAGACCGGGACCTATCGGCGACGCTAGTGACGTCGGGTCCGACGCGGATGCGAGCGACAGGCGGCGCCGTGCTGTTCGAGGGGCCGAACGGGACGATCAATAGCGAGACCCGCTACCTCAAGGAGGGCACTGGGGCCCCGTCGCCGTTCGCGCTCTCCGGCGGCCGGACGACGACGCTCAACTTCAATGACGTCGTGACCGGAAATACTGTCAACCAGACCACGTTCAAGCATTCGTTCGGGTCTGGCGTCTGGGAGTTCAACGTCGACGACGTTCTTCTCACTAGCACTGTCGTCAGCTCGCCGGCGGCCGCGGTCAATCCACTGATCAAGACGGTCGCGATCTGATGCCCGGCGTGTTCCGGTTTGTACCGTCGCCGGTTTCTGGTCCGCCCTACTTCGAACTGGTCGGGTCTGACGGCAATACCCGGTGGTCATCGAAGGACAAGGTGTTTCGCGTCACCGACGTGCTGCAGGGATCGATTGCGTTCTCGCAACGCTCGACCCCGCTCGACGCCGTCGCCTCGACGACCATCGGCGCCTGCAACGCCAACGCCGACACTGTGCTCGGCTACATGAAGCTCGCCTCGATCACGTTGCAGCCGGCCCAGCTGTCGCCGTTCCCGGCGGTCGGCGACTGGTACTACGTCAGCGGGACCTATCTCGGCGCCGCCGGCTATGGCTCCGACAGCCTGTGCGCCTACACGTTCCTGGCGTCGGGCGGTGTCGTCTCGATCGAAGAGCAGCTGGCGATCTACGAGATCCAGAACGACGTCGGCCAGACCTTCCCCTATCCGGCATTCACGCTCGACTACGAGCTGTGGGTCGGCACCTTCATCTGAACATGCGGAGCACCACCTGATGGGCTGGTACAGGCAAGGCACGGTCTCGGTCACCAATGGCGAGACCGAGGTCACCGGCGCGCTGACCGGCTGGACCAGCCAAGCAAAGGCCGAGGACCGGATCACGTTCGACGGCGGGGCGAAGTGGTACGAGATCGCCAGCGTCGAGAGCAACACCGGCCTCACCTTGGCGACGGCTTTTGCTGAGACCACCGTCAGCGGCGGCGACTACGCCATCGACCGATCCGGCCGCGGTTGGAGCATCACCTCCGATCTCGCGGCTCGGATCGCGGCGCTGCTCGCGATGTTCCCGGTCCTGGGTGGCGTCACCGACGCCCTCAAGTACTTCCGCGCCAACTCGGCCGGCACGGCGTTCGAGTTCACCGCGGATGCCGCCGCCACGATCGAGGTCGGCACCGTCACGACGAGCGCCCCCGGCAGTGACGCCGAGGTCACGAACGTCGGCGACGAGTCGGCCGCTGTGCTCGACTTCGTGCTGCCACGCGGCGCCACGGGACCTACCGGTGCGACTGGGGCCACGGGGGCCACCGGCGCCGCCGGCCCGACCGGGCCCGTGGGCCTCAACTGGCAGGGCGCATGGCTTACCGCCACGGGGTACGTCGAGACGCACGGCGTCAGCAATGGCGGCGCGAGCTACATCTGCACCGCGAATCACACCTCGGATGGCATTACCGAGCCCGGTGTGGGTGCGTCCTGGGCAACGGTGTGGGATCTGGTTGCTGCCAAAGGGACTGATGGGGGTGGGGCAGCAACCGGGGCCAATTCCGACATCACGTCGCTGAATGCACTGGCGAGCATCAACAGCGGGGCGATCGCAGGGCACCGGAACCGCTTGCTCAACGGGTGCATGCGGATCAACCAGCGGGGCGCAGCGAGCAACGCCGACGACACTTACGCCTTCGATCGCTGGAACATCCTCACCCAGACCGGCACCGTCGCGGCCAGCGCCCAAACGCTGATCGAGAATGGCTGGACACACGCGATGCGGATCACCCAATCTCAGGCGAGTGCGCAGCGGTTCGGTGTTTCTCAGATTATCGAGGCCGTCAATTGCCGGGACCTTCGCGGTCAGCCAGTCTCGCTCTCGGCGCGAGTGAGGATGTCCGCGTCAACAACGCTGCGCTTTGCCATCCTCGAATGGACCGGCACTGCCGACGCGGTCACCTCTGACGTCGTCAACAGCTGGACCAACGGCACGTTCACCGCCGGCCAGTTCTTCACCTCCACCACGCTCACCGTCACCGCAACGGGATCGGCGGCGCTGACCGCCAACACGGCAGCTACCGTCTCGTTGTCGGCGACGCTTGGATCCTCGGCAACGAACGTGATCGTGATCTTCTGGACGGATTCGGCCCAGGCCCAGAACGTCACGCTCGACGTCGGCAAGGTTCAGCTCGAGCCGGGATCGGTCGCGACGCTCTTCGAGGCCCGAAGCTACGCCGCCGAGTTCGCGCTCTGCCAGCGCTACTATCAGATCATGAAGGTGTCTCTGCAATCTCCCTCCATTGGCGACTTTCTGTATGGCTACACTTTCCCGCAGCCGATGCGGGCGACACCAACGGCGACTGTTGCCACTGGCGAGGAAGGGTCGATTGGGTCCGCTAGTGTTACTAGCAGCTTTGGTGGAGGCGACAGCCGTGGTGGCTACTTCCAGATCAACGCCAGCGTCGCGAGCGGTTTCGTGATCGGGCGTCTCGTTCGGCTAGCAGCGGAGCTTTAGGGCATGTATCGGACACATCCACACGGCATCGAGCGGATCGCCGACGGGGCCATTATTCCCACCGATGTTGGCAACGGGGACTATCAAGAATTCCTCTCATGGCAGTACCAGGGCAACTCGGTCGCTCAACTGGTGGACTCACCGGAAGCCGTTGCAGCACGCATCCGTGCCGCTAAGGGGCGGGTGGTATCCTTCGCCGATGCCCTCTCCGAGCAGATCACGGGGCCCGTCCCGGCTTCTGAAAAGCTCGGCTGGGACAAGAAGGAGCAGGCGGCCCGCGCGCACTTGGCAGGCACTGCGACAGGCGCCCATACGGCCATGCTGAAGGGCGAGCTCGACGCTGCCGGCGGCCTCGACACGGGTCTGGACGACCTGGCCGAGAAGATCATCGCCAAGGCCGACTTCTACGCCGTCGCCGTCGCCAGGATCGCCGGCATTCGCCGCCGGACGATGGCGGCCCTCGATGCGCTGGGCAACAGTCCGACGCAGGCCGAGATCGACGCGACACTCGCCGCAGCCAAGGCCGACGCCGAGGCCGCCTTCGCGGCGCTGATGGCGGAATAAATCTAACCAAGCGACCCGCCACCACCGACGCCCGCGCTCGCGGGCGTTTCTGTTTGCACCGACGGAGACCCGACATGGGCATCACCGCACTGATCTCGACGATCCTCGGATTCCTCGGGGGCGTGATCCCCGACATCATGCGCGAGATCCGCGACACCCGGGCCCAGGCCCGCGAGATCGCGTTCTTGAAGGCCCAGCACGACATGCAGCTCGAGCGCATGAAGGTCGACGCCGGCGCCAAGTTGCGCGAGGCCGAGACCGGTCTGGTCGCCGAGGAGGTGCGCGCCATGCGCGAGCACCTGACCGCAATCATCGAGGCCCAGGCCAAGCCGACCGGAATCCCATGGATCGACGGCCTTAATGCGGTGCTGCGCCCGATGGCGACGATCCTGATCCTGATCCTGTTCCTGGCCACGGCCGGGGCCTTCGTCGCCGGCGTGCTCGCCGACTATCGCGCCGGCACGATCGACGCCCAGGTCGCGACGACGACGATCTGGGGCAGCATGGTCGGCCTTGCGATAGAGGGGGTATTGGGCTTTTTATTCGGTGTACGGAGTGCCCGCAAGATGCCGACGAGCGCAGTGTGAAGGCGCTCGCCCGCGAGGCCCTCGCGCTCATCGAGCAGTTCGAGGGGTTTCACCGTCGCCTGCCCGACGGGCGGGCGGCACCCTATTTATGTCCCGCGAAAGTCTGGACCGTGGGAATCGGATCGACGTTCTACGAAGACCGATCCCCAGTCCGGGGTTCCGACCCGCCCATCACGCGTGATCGCGCCTATGAATTGCTCGCCTTCGAGTTGCGCGAGTGCGAGGCCGCGGTCGATCGCCTGACCACCCGCCGGCTCGACCCTCTGAGCCGCGGGGCCCTCGTCTCGTTTGTCTACAACTGCGGCGCCGGGGCCTATCGCGGCTCCGGGCTCCGGCGTGCCGTCAACGCGGGTGACGACACCCGCGCGGCGGCCGAGTTCAAAAAGTGGCGCCTCGGCGGCGGCGTGGTTCTCAAAGGTCTCGAGCGGCGGCGGATGGCCGAAGCCGCGCTCTATCTGAGGGGAGTTCGCAATGCGACTGTGGCACGCAGTTCTTCTGTTCCTGACGATCACGGGTGGCGCACTGTTGTCGTTCCAAGCCTTGCTGCCGCCGGACAAGTCGCAGGGCAACGCGGTGGTCGTGTCGGCGCTCCCGCCTGAGCCTATTCCAGCGCCCGTCCGCGAGCCGGACTCGCCGCCGGTGCCACCCTGGGGCGAAGAGTTTGCGCCAGCGGCCGACAACGCGGACCGGCTCGAGGCGTTCGCGCCACCGGCCGAACTCGTCCAGCCGGAACCGCCTGTCCCACTTATCGAAACCGAGCCGAGCGGACCACCTCCGCCACCCCGCCCGGAAACTCGTCCACCGTCGCGACCCCGCCCAGTGCCAGCCAGTGCCCCCGCGGTCGAGGTGCCGCTCCCGATCCCGGCGATCGCGCGCCCGCCCGTTGACGACCGGTGGCAGACGATCCTGGCGCGGTTGCGTACCGACACCGACTGGCGCTCGCTGGTGTTCAGGGGGCAGTGATGCACGCCGCGATCGATCCCGCGCCTGACCAGAGGCCATCGCATGCACGGTCCCGCCCCGCACTCCCCGTTCAACGGGCATACGTTCGAGATAGCGAAGGCGCTGGGCGAACTCGGGGCCGAGAGCCGACGACACACCGAGATCCTGCTCGGCCTGCAGGACCGCCTCCTGCAGCTTCCCGAGCGGATCGCAGCGGCGATGCCGGAAGCGCCCGCGCCGACGCCGGCGCCTACCCCGCGACCTGGTCTGGTGGCACGCCTGGGCTCGCTCCGCGACTGGGTGGTGCTGGCGGTGGCAGTGGCGGGTCTGACCGCAGCGATTGTCGGCCGCCTGCCGTGGGCCGATCTCTCGGCCCTGTTGGAGCGGCTGCCGAAGTGATCGACGCCGTGTGCCGCTGGTGGGACGGGCTCTCCGTCGCCCTGCGCCTGGCAGTGGTCTGCGGCGCCTCGGCCTTCGCTATCACGTTCGCCTGACCGAAGTTCCTCCCGAAGCGCCGACCTCTCTTGGCGCTTGACCTCCTCGGGCCCTCGCGGGTCCGGGGCTTTTTTGCATCTGATCGGACCATCTTGCTGCCAAAATCTCAGACCACTGCAAACGGGTTCAACCTCTAAAAGAAGGCGCGGCTAATGGCCTACTTTGTACACTTTCCAGGACCCAATGACGTGTGGGTCAATCTCGACAACGTGCTAACGATAATCCCTCAGCCCGGAGACCAGGTCCGGATGACAATGAGAGACAGTGTCAGCTTCAACGTGGCAGTGACGCCGGATGAACTGAAAAAGCTTCTGCAGCTCGCGTCCAAACGTGCGTAGCTCGGTGGCTTTGGCCCAAGATCAACCTAGCCGGACGATCTTGGCGGCCGCCTCGGCATCGAGGAAAGCTGCCCAGGCGTCCATAAGCCGGCGGCGCTTTTCAAGCGCATCCTGCCGGCGATAGGCGAGTTCGGTCGCGTCGCCGACCCGGTGCGCCAGGGCCGCCTCGATCACCTCGCGGCTCATGTTGGTCCGGTCGCCCGCCCAGTCTCGGAACGTCGACCGGAACCCGTGCACCGTGATTCCTGGCGCCAGATGCTTCAACGTCTCCGCCATCGCCATGTTCGAGAGCGGGCGGCCGGTGCGTCCGCCCGGGAACACGTAGGGCGAGCCCATCTGGCGCATCCCGGCGGCGATCGCCATGCACCGCCGACACAGCGGCACCCGGTGCTCGCGCCCGGCTTTCATCCTGCTGGCTGGCACCGTCCACACCCGGGCCTCGAAGTCGATCTCGGCCCAGGTCGCGCCGATCGTCTCGCCGGTACGGGCCGCGGTGAGGATGGTCCATTCGAGCGCCGCGGCCGAGATCGAGCGCAGCGCCCGGAGACGGATCAGGAGCGCCGGCGCCTCGGGCCAGGGCAGCGCCGCGTGATGCGTGCGACCCGGCCTGGACCGGGGCAACAGGTGATCCAGGTGGCCGCGCCAGCGGGCCGGGTTCTCCCCGCTGCGATCGCCTGCGGCCTTGGCAGCGTCGAGCACCCGCTCGATGCGCCCGCGCAGCCTGGAGGCGGTCTCGGGCGTTGCAAGCCAGATCGGGCGCAGCACCATGAGCACGGCCTCGGTGTCGACCTTGTCGACGGGCAGCCGGCCGATCGCCGCCGCCTGCTCGAGCAGCGTGGTACGCCACTGAGCGACGTGCTTCGGATTGCGCCAGCCGGGGGCATGAGCCGCGATATAGGCCTCGGCGGCCTCCCGGAACGTCACCGCCTGGCGCTGGGCGGTCGGACGGACCTCGATCGGGTCGATACCCTCTCGGGTCGCGCGACGGGCGTCCTCGGCCAATTCCCGGGCCCTGGCGAGCGAGACGTCGCGGGCGGGCCCGAGGCCCATGTCGCGGGTCCGCTTGTTGCGGGTGTAGCGATAGAGCCAGCGTCGGTTTCCGGCCTGGTCGACGAGCAGATAGAGGCCGCCCCCGTCGGCGTAGCGGCCGGGGACCGTCACCGTCTGGACGAAGCGAGCCGACAGTCGAGAGCGTGCGCGCGGCAT